CAGCACCTTACCGCCGGAGATGGCACTCTGTGGAATGCCGAGTGCCCGGCAGTAGGTGGGCAGATCGAGACGCGTGACACCGAAAGAGACGGTGGTCACGGCATTGCCAGGACGTCCACCGACATCGAGGCGCTTCGTACCGTCGCGCAGTCGCTCAAAGCTACCGGCGATCTGCACGTTCACGCCATCTGGAGCGATGCCCGAGATGGCCGTGAGCGTCTGCTTCGACACTGGAGTGGTGATGGCCTGCGTACGCAGGAAGAAGTCGCGAGTGGTGCCGACGCCCGTACCCGTATTGATGGTGTCGATCTGGTGGTACTCGATGGTGTCGCTGGTCCCGAATCGCAACCAGTCGCCGACAGCGAGCCCGGTGCCGGCCGTCAGTGTGAAGCTGTTGCCGCCCGCTGCCCCTGCAACGGATACCGTCGTTGCGGCCGGCGAGCCGGCATCGCTGAAGAGACCCACCTCCGACAGAGCGAGCCACACTTCATTCTTCGTCGGACGGAAGGTGACGGAAGGAACGTACGGATTAGCGTTGGTCGTCAGGATGCCGCCAGCCGACGCGACAGCCTTACAGGGTACCTTGGCCGCCTGACCGAGCGCCAGACGGAAGGCGATGCCCGTGTAGTCGAAGTCCACGCCCCAGAATTCGTAGCGAAGGAACGTCCCGTCCATCAACGTCGCGATGACGATGAGTGATTGATTCTGTTCCGTCGCGAACTCGTTTCCGTCCGTGACGATGGCGAACGGGTCGGCCGTCGTGCCCGTGCCGGTCACGTTAGCGAACGGCATACCGAGCGCGATGGCCATGTTGTATAGCGAGTAGGTCGGAAGCACGAACTCTGCGCCGGCCGTAATGAACCCCGGAAGAGTTGCCAGAGGCAGACGGCGCGTGGAGGTGAGTAGGTCCACTTGCTCGCCGCTCCACGTCGGTGTGACGCCGCCGTCGTCGACATCGCCGAGATCGTATACGGTTTGCTTGACAACCGGTTCCGTCGCTACGTGATCCTTGACCAGTCCGTCGAAAATGGTGATGTGTGTACCGTCCGGAACAGTCTGCACCTTCACCAACTCCATCTCCTCACCTTCTCCGACTCGGAAGATGTCGTTGGCAGTGACGCCGGCCGACGATGTGACGAGAATATTCGTCACACCGACCGCCGCACCTCCTGCACCGATGGTTGTGCTGATCGGGGAGGACGTAGCGGTTCGCGAAAGATAAACCGCCGACACCCGGTTCAGCATCTTGGATTTCGCCGAGAGTGCCATTGCTGCGAGTCTCCGTTAGCCGGCGCTCAGGGTGATCCAGAGCACCAGGTCCGCATCCGCTCGCGCGGTTTCTTGGTCGCCTTCCGCTTCGCTCTCGACGGCTCGGCGCACTTCCTCGAGCACGACCGCATCATATCCCGCAGCGGCCATGTTTGCCACAGTTAGTCCATCCGCCGCCGCATCGCGCAGCGCCGCCGCGGTAACCTCGTCGGGCGCGTATGCCGACAGGATGGCGGGAACGGTCCAGCTCCCGGCAGTAACGCGTGGGGATTGATCTCCCACACGCACACCAATGACAGTCGATGGTGCCTTCGCCAAATAACGCTCCGGCACGACGTTGTTCTCACTGCGACCAGTAAGGCTGGCCACACTTTCGAGTCTATCTAGAGCGCCCACCACAGCGCGGACGACCTGGTCGTAGATGCTGCTCACGGTAGGCCGCCGCGCGTCGCTACGGCGACTGCCTGATCCATCTGGTCTTTTACGCGATCTAGAGCGCGCTTCATGATGGGACGTCGCCCCATATGTCGTGTGCCCCGCTCCAACATGGGCGCCGTGCGGGAAGTGAACCCCACACGCATGCCGTTTTCCACCACACCCATCGTAGCCGAACGTTGAAGCTGCCCGAAATCTTTGGCTGGCGGATCGCCCATCCGTGATGCGCGGTGAGTGCGACGCTTGCCACGTTTGTACACCTTCCCCGATCCAGCGCCGCCCACTTCTTCTTTCAGCGATCCGAGCAGCAGCACAGCCGCTGCTTTCTCCGCCTGCGACTTTTGGTGAGCCACGTTGCCGGCGAACTCATCGAGTTGCCGCGCCACCTGCTGGATGCCGTTCACAATATCTATGTCCATCACTCATTCTCCAGGCGGAGAAGGCCAAGACGGAGCTGTGAAGCCGCACGGTCGGGTCCCACGCCCTGCACCAGATAGACATCGCCGGCGCGGTCGCCACTCGTCACATAAACGCGGCATCGGAGCGCTTCGATCTGCATCGTGTCTCGAACGATGGCCTGCGCCGTCACCTGCAGCTTGTTGCCCCATCGCCGCCGCAGACCCTCTGCCGACACTTCTTCGAATTGGATGCCGACATTGTCCCCACCTGCTATCGTGCGTGTCCAATCCTGTGTCACACGGTTGGTGCCCTCTTCGCGTACATCGGTGACCAGTCGCACGTAGCATTTGGAGCCGAACTCTTCTGTGATGAAATCGGTGAGTTCGCCGGTGACTTCGCGTAGATCATCAATCAGCCCCATCATGACCTCACGATGCGGAAGAAGGATGCATCGGGTGAGAATCGCAGGAAGTCGCTGATCAGACGGTAGGTCATTGGTGCGAAGTTGCCAGCATCGAAATCGGCGTTCGGCGTAATGCTGATGGAGCCGGCCGTCAGGGTCTCGAAGCGCAGTAGCTTGTCCACGGCGTTACGGTCTTTCGTAATGCCGTGGGTCAGAAAGGCGTACAGCTCTTCACACGTCGCCTCTACGAGCAGCCGCGGATACGTTAGGCTGTCGATGGTCCGGCCGTCCGAATCCGTGAGCCCGGTCCGCGGAAACTTGAGGCGTTGATTCGGAAAGGTGGGCTCGCCGTCCCAATCGGCCGTATCCAGATGGCGAGTCGTCGCAATGAGCAGGCGCTTACGATCTTCGTCGTCCGTCACCGCCTCCCACAGCTCGTTCGGCACGCGCGTGGCGAAGTACGCATCTGCATCCGCGACAGAAGCATAGCTATTGGCCCCCGCGTCTCCAGGCGTCGTTGTCAGCGTCAAAGGCACGTTGCACCGTCCAGGCAGGACAAGGTCGACTCGAGAGCGGTTCCATCCCGCAGCTCTTCCAACGTCCACTGTGTGTAACTCAGTCGTCCCATCAGATCGGCGATAGACGCTTTATCCGGTCGCTCCACCTTGTCGGCCAAGGCTTGAATGTCCGTACGCGCGCACTCCCACCAAAACGAGTCGGCGCTCGCATCAGTTGTGAAAACGGGCCACCCGGCAAACAACGCGTCTGCCGCTGTCGTCGCGGCGTGCGCCACCACAGCTCGGCACGCCGTCAATGACACCATCAGATCTTCGGCCAGTGGATCGATCACTTCATCATAACCTTCCACTCGCAAGTGCCGTGTTTCCGGGTGGGGCAGCCAGACGATCGGGTCCGCTGTGACGGCACGAATCATGCTGGCCACGCCGTTGGCCCATCCCACTAGCGCAGCTTCGGAGGAGAGAATATTTTCGTGGTAGCAGTCCTGCCCGAACACTAGGATGTGGCGAGCCATCTTATCGTACTTGGCTCGATAATTCGGCCGCATCAAGCTGAGGCGGTTTTTGCCGCTCACAGACGATCGAGGTACCCAATGCGTCGAACTACCGGCAACCAATCCGAACCATCGTTCGGGCGTGACGACACGCCGCAACCGTGGCGCCGTCAACGAGACGACCATGGATCCGAACGTTCGGGCGTAGTGGTCACCTATCAGGCGAAACCGGTCCGACGTCCCGCCCAAGATGACGAGGTCCGCGTGCTGGAGCTGCGCCGCATCGAATAGGCGTGGGTTCGAGTGTACGGTCACATAGCCGACGGCCCTGGCGCCTTGCGCCAGGGTCGCGGCTGCGTCGTTGGGCAGCGTATACACCGCTGCCGAAGGCTTCCCCATTCGGAGTTTCTCCGGTCTCTTACTGCACCTGGATGCGAACGCCCGCCATGTCCTTGATCGACGTCGCCGCCTGGTCCCAGTTCGTGCCGGTCGCCAGAGCGGCGTCGTTGGGGTTGGCGCCGCCGTTGGTGATGTCCCACTTGAACCCCTTGCACTCCACGTTGAACGCGTGTTCGCCCTGGATGCGCATCACGAGGTTCTCGAGACCAGTGACGATCTCCGACACCACCTGTCGGTCTTCCGTCTCCTTGACCGTGATCGCGTCCTGTACGAGGCCGAGGATGGGGTAGGTGTTCGGAGACCCCGCCTGCAGGAGCGCGGGTGAATCGATCACCAGCGTCGGACGGCCGAGCGTCGCCGCCGTGCCGCTGTAGATGGTGACGTTCGCGACGCCGAAGATCTTGTCGGTGATCGACTGCTTGACGAGATCGAACCACGGCTTGGAGTGCATCACCCAGCACACGATGCGCTCGGCACGATCCCCGAAGATCGACAGGGCAGTAACGAGGTCAGTGTGCTGCACCGTGGCCGCGACGTTCGCGGCGTTCAGACCGGCGAGGCCCTGAATGGCCGCTTCACCGGAGAGGATCGCCGTGTTGATGTAGTCCGCCATGATCTCGTCGCCGACCTGGCGACCGAACACGAGGGACATCTCGCGCTCGTCCTTGCCGAGCTTACGCCAGGAGTCGAGCGTCTGCGCCACCGGACCGATCTTCCGGTTGATCTTCACACCGACGAACTCGTCCTGAACCATCGCCAGATCGGTCGTGGCCGCCACGCTGGTAGTGTCACGCCGCGTGATCAGTCCGCTGATGCGCTTGAAGAATGAATTCTTCTCGTAGTCGCCCTTGAGCAACTGCGTGACCAGTCGGATAGCGCCCTGCGATGACGCGTTGAACCCGGCGATGTTCTGCACCACCGATTCCGCCACACCGCTGTAGAATTCCGGCTGATAAATCTTGAAATCACTGGCCTTACCGGTAGCCATTGGGACGTTCCTCTGAGGGGAGAGAGGTCACTTCTCCTAGTACGGGCTATTTCTTGCCCGCGGCAGCCGCTTCCGCGTCTGCCACAAGGAGCTTTTCGTACTCCTCGCGACCGTGCTTGTCGATATACGCGAGCCGGTCGGCGTCGGTTTTGAATTCCTTGGCGGATCGGACTGTGCCGGGTCCCGGCCGTCCCTTGTCAGTGGGAGCCCCACTACCGGAGGCGCCAGCTCCATCGAAGTTGGCCGCGTACTCCGGATCCTCCTTCATTTCTTCGACGAGCTCTTCGATGCTCATCGGTTCGCCGGGCGTCTTCTTGCTGTACCGCGGCTTCTTCTTGTCGTCGACAACTACGGCGTGGAACTCGCCCGACTCCGTGTCCTCGATGACCGTCACGAATCCCATCACGTGCGGCATCATCACTTTGACGCGTCCGCCGACCTTGGCCAGCGCCTCTGCCGCCGCGTTGCGCCCGACGAGCCTCTCGATCTGCCCGTCGCGCGTCTTGATCTTGCCCTCGAGTACGCCCTTTTCCTGAGTGTGGGTCTCGAGCAGTTGCGCCTTGAGATTGTCGAACTCGCCGGCTGCGCGGGCGTTCTTCTCTTTCGCCGTCTTGTCGGCCTCGAGAAGCTCCTTGACACGGTCGGTCGTGAGATCGTCCGGCAGTCCCGCCCAACGCTGCTTGATGCGGGCGTTCTCGTCCTTCTGGCGCTCGTGTGCGGACTTCAGACCGCGCACTGATGGGTGATCGTCGACGCCATCGAGATCCAGGACGAATCCCCCGCCTTCGGCGGGCTTGTACTCGCTCCTGTGGGGTTCAGCGACCTCATCGAGGCTCGCTACCCGTGCCTTCAGTGCCATACTGGTCTCCGCGTAAGATAGTCAGGTCTGAGTCTCTGTGCAAGACTACCCCTCCAGACTGACCGATCTCACGTGGGGTCACCTCACCCAAGGAGAAACTCACGGTGTCACGGCATCCGAGTTTGGGGTGACCCGTCGTCTCACCAGCTTGGACTCCAGGCTCTTCAGGTTGATGCGCCGTTGATCGCGGTTAACAATCTCCGTCAGCGTCTTACCATTCCGAAACGCCTTGCCACCTTCTTTTCCTAGCAGTCTATCTTGATGAGCCACGGGCTGACCTTTGAGCCACTGGCTATAGTCCTGCATGCCGGGCGGCCGTGGCGGTACGCCCCTGTCTTGCAATCGTTCACGTGCCTGTGCCGTCAACCTCCGTTCGTTCAGCACTGGAATCATGTCCGAACGACAATTGGGGTGCTGAGGCGGTTTCGGTGCCCGTGGGTCTTTGTATCGAAAGCGTTGACCGTCCAAAGAGGCGCAGATGCGCGATGTACGTTGATCGTTCGTAGCTCGATAGATGTACTCAGTTGTTAGGCCGTTGAGGGACTGATAGGTGGCCAGTGCCGCGTTCGTTTGTACGGCACTGTTTGAAGTGCGCACCAGCGTGCGGGCTCTTGCTCGAGCCTGCTTCCACGTCGCCGGTTTGCTCGGGTCGTCCTGCAACGGCATGATGCGTTGCGCTATCTCTGCCAATGGGCGGCCGGTGAGCAACCCGTTCTGGATTTCACGTCGCACCGACAGAGACATATCGGTGGCTTGCTTCTCCCACCACTCCCCCAAGTCGAGTCCTTCTATCGGCAACGCCGCTACGGCCGCCACCTGATGAGAGGTGAGGAGTTGAATGTTCATGCTCGGCCCTACGGCATCTTGCAGAACCGAACCCGCGGCATGGGCCTCTATGCGCGCAAGCTTCGCCGCCTCCGTGGTGTGGTGACGAGCAGCGGTACGGTAGGACTCCGGTAGGAAACGCGCTATCTGCTCCGCTCGTTGCCGCACGGCGTGCATCTGATCGCCTCGCAGCGTGCGGCTTCGGTTCAACTCGGCCGTCACACTGCGGTAGCCATCACGCAAGATGGTTACTACTTCATCGGCCAGAAAGCGGTCATACTGGAGACGTGCTATCATAGCCTGAAGTTCGTAACCCGGATCGTGCGGAATCACTGCTCATCCTCCGCCTTTACCACGGGCTTCTCCTCCGTCCCCTTGTCTCCGTCGATCGGGTCCTCTTCCCCATCTGCGTCTTCGTCTCCATCGTCATCAAAGGCTCCTTGCATGGCCAGATCCGACTCCTCATCTTCAGGCACGAAGTCTTCCGGCAGCATGTTGCCGCGTTGCAGCAGCTTCCACATTGTACGGAGCGTGAGCTTCCCCGCCACGACCATGTCGAAGTAGAATCGCGCCACCGTCTCGTCGAGCGTCAGCTCGTCGAAATCCTTGCGGATGGTCAATGATCCCTTGACGTCTCCCTTCCATTGCCCCTTCGCCGGCTTCTTGGGCTTAATAGTCTTGCCCATGAAACTGGCGTGATACCCGAGAGCGCTCTCGCCGCAGTCCTGAGCGGCGCGGGCGGCCGTCGCCAGACGGGAGTCAGACTGCGCTTTGTCAATACGTTTCGCTTCCGCCGTCTCAGCCGCACGCGTCTCTCGCTGCAACATGGCGAGAGACATCTCGGCTGCCTCACTCTTCATGTCCAACAGTTCTTGTCGCGACTGGCCGAGAGCGGATCCGCTGTGTTCCACATACTTGGCATCGCCACCCTGCGGCAAGTCCAATCCGGAGTTGGGGCCGATGACTTCTTTTCGCACCTTCGATTTGGAGGCGGTGCGGGCACGGCCGACGAACACGAGGATGGGATTGCCGGCGAGATGTAGCGAGCGCCGATGGTCACTGAGGATGCGCGCGTAGCTGAAGCTGAGATGTGCCAAATTGTTCAGCGGTGGACAGGACTGCAGCGTTCCGATTTTCTCGCCTGCGTAGGCGATGCACATCGGAATGCGCACCTGATTGAGCATCGTTCCGGTCGTGATGACATAGTCCCTCAAATCCGTGGAGTTGCGCTTTTCCTCCTCAATCTCCCAGATCTCCCAGGTGACACTCGGTTCCGGGATGCTCGGCCCGATGTTGAGTGTATACGTACGATACTGCAACAGTCGCTTCGATCCGAAACGGCCACTGCGCGTCGTACGCGTCGTGCACACGGTTACTTGCTCGAGTACCGTCTCGGCGCCGAGAGTGACGGTGCGCCAGTTAATCATCTGTTCGGCGCGAATGTGGCACCAGTACGGGCGAAGCTTGAGCGACTTCTCCTCTGCGATGCTGTATACCTTCCGGTTGGCCGGAGGCGGCAACGTGCCCGTGTTCGGGTAATCGACCAAGATTCCCGCGTGCCCCGTCTGCAAGATGTCACGGAAGAAATTCTTCAGGAACACCGGCCCGCTCGTCCCCTCGCCGTCGATGTTCTCCCAGTGATCCCGAATCTCAGGTGGTACGTCGTCGCCCAACACGGGATCGGCGGCGAACACCATACCCGTCATGCCCTCGACAGCGGTATTGAAGAAGGACGGCGCATCCGCGTACTTCGTGCGATCGTTGTACTCGTCCTGCGTCTCGGCCGGCGCCTTCGGCAGATACGTGGAGGGCGAAGCACGTAACGCGTCCGGTCCTCGCATGGCATCGCGGTTGAGCGACCAACCCGACAGCTGCGCCTGGTACTCCGGACTCTGGAACGACGGCACATCGTCGGCTTCCGATGCCGTGGCATTCAGAGTCACGAGATTCTTCACGTCTGTGGCCATGATCTCCTCAGCGAATGACCTTGTGGAATTCCCACTCCTCGTGTCGTAGGATCGCTTCGGTGAACGCGTACACAACGGCATCGCCGTAGTCCGTGGATCGCCCGATGCGTTTCTTGATCTTATCTTTCGACTCCACCATGATCTGCTTGTCTTTCACGATCTCATAGTGGATGGCCAGGAGATCTTCGATGAGCTTCGCGGGTGTGTCCTCTGGAAAAGAGATCAGCCCGTGGCGCAACATCTCCCGAAAGATCCACCACATCTGCGAGCGCCGATTTTTGAACGAAAAGAGCGAGCCGTCGTCCAGCTCGAAATCCGGCGCCCACATCGGAGCCTGCACGTAATCGAGCGGGGCGTTGCCACTTTCGACTTGCGTCACCCAGAAGTCGTGGTCGTGGCAATGGTCAACCGCACCGGCACCGAGACCTACCACGTCGATACGTACTTCATCGGCGTTTACCGGGAACTCCGCGCTCATGGCGATTCTCATCGCCTTCCTGCCGACTTTCGTTGTCGAGATGCCTTGGAATTGTTCGCACTTGATCAACGCGTTGCCGTTGGCGTAAGCGAACACCGTCGGATCGTCGCCGTAGCGCGCCACGTCCACGCCGAGTCTGTTCTGTCCTCGCACGTGCTCCACGTTGCGAGCGTTTATCACCCATTCTGTCTTGATGAGCTGATTGGGGTCTTCCGTCGCGTCCCAGTTGCCTTCGACGAAGCGCTCATACTCCGCGGGCGGCAAGTGCTTCAACCCCGCCACGTACTCTGGATCGAGATAGGGGTTGTCGGTGACTTTCGCCGGCAGGTAGAAGTACGGCGCCTTGAGCAGACCGAGTTTCCATCTATCATAGAAGAGCTGCTTGATCCACCCTTTTGCCGGATTGCAAGTGAGAAGAATGAGGATGGGCGGTTGCCGCACCGGAGCGTCCGGGTTGTCAGGGTCCGGGGGTACGACCCAAGAGCCGGCGCGTTCCTGCATCTTAAAGAAGCTTTTTTCGTGTAACTCGTTGGCTTCTTCGCCTCCAAATCCGTTGACTTCAAGTCCCTTCCATCGGTCGAGATCCGGGTCGTCCTTGATCGACTCCGGAAAGAGCATTATCTGACTGCCGTTGCTTGCCGTATACGTCCACTCACCGCGATGGAGCGGTCCTAAGAATCCGCGAGGCCGAATCTTTTCGATGACCGGTACGACGTTGCGACGCAACGACGGCAGGTCCTTTCGGACGATGGCCCAACGCGAACGCGGAAAGACCTTACACAAAATGATGAAGACGACGACGATCAGATAGGTCTTGCCGCCGCGAATGGCGCCGCCATACAGGAGAAAACGATACGTGCCACTGAAAACGGCCTTAGCGAACGTCGACTGCTTGTCGGTTTCTTTGAACCACGCCTTTTTGGCAACTTGAATCTCCGTCATACTTCAATGCTCTGCCCGCCGATGACGAACAACTGCGGGCCGGCAGGCGCTGGCAACGATTTGCCGTTCTTACCGGTCAGCTCCTTGCGCTCGGAGTAGCGGTCCTTCTTGTGGCCCTTGAGCATGGCGAAGAGCAACCATTCGTTGCCCTCCAACTTGGCCCGCTCGAGCGCCAGCTCCTCCAGGTCATCGCCCACTATCTCGTTGGCTTCCGCCACGAGTGCCGCGAACTCCTTATCCTCCTTGAGCCAGGCCGTGAACTTTCCGCGCGAGATGCCTGCCTTGCGACACGCAGCCGCCACAGTGCCGTACTCTTGGACGGCCTGCACAGCAAGCTCCTTCTTCTGTTCATCGCTGTACGTTTTGAGGTGGCTTGCGGCGTGCGCCGGATCGCGCTGCAAACTGCGGAGGAGGGCTCGGCGACGGCGCTGTCGACGCACACCGGTGGGGGTCGGCTTTCCGAACCGCTCGACTACCTCACCGTGGGACATCTCATCGGCTTTCGGGCGAGGGCGCTTCGCGCTCTTCTTGCCCGTCTTCTTGCTCTTTTTGACGGCCATTGAAACCGGTTCCCGGTCTGTTGTCTCTTCGCCCCGTCGGGACGTTTATATTCTGAGACAAGGACGAGAAGGGCCGTCCTACGGCAACTCTCTACTCGGTAGAACTCGTCTGCTCTGCCTTTTCGAGCTTTTCGTCTTCGGCCATAGCGGCTAGAGCTGCCGGAGTGCGCGCGATGACCGCACCGATGAAGTCACCGCTGATGACCGTGTACGCTCCGTAGAAATCCACGCCTTCAAAATCGTGCGTGTTATGGCGCATGGCCGCCACTGCTTTGTGATGATCGCCGAGCCGGAGCCACACGGTGTTGCCGTCACGTAGCTTCACCAGCGTGTAGCCATCGGCCTTCCAGGAGGGGAGCGTCATATGCCGTAACGCAGCAGAGAGACAAGAGTGCCCGGGTGTACTCGTGTGTTCAATAGTTCTTTACAACGCTCTACGTCACCGTGCACCGCCTCCAATAACGATAACACTTCATCGGTGCTGTACGGCCATCCTCGCGCGATACGGCGCGCATCCTGTACCATCGCGAAATCTCTCATATCGTTGCGTGTAGCAGGGCACGACAGATGCGGGCGAGATTCGCGGCTTCGGAATCGAGCTTTTCCGGATCTAACCCCGCCGCGCGTAAAGCAGCGAATCCCTGCAGTGTGGTTCCTGCGTCAGCTCTCGCTCGCGCCATCTCTTCTGCAGGGAATTCCGGTTCTGGTCGCGGCTTCGAGTCATCGTGGGTCGTCCATGTGGGGCAGCCGACGAAACCCTGGATGGGCGGGAAAGCGCCGGTCTTCATGAAAGAGATGAAAACATCCTCTCCCTCCGCCAACCGCTTGCGGTCCTCTGCCGAGAAGGTGTAGCGCACCACCCAGAACGGCACGTGATGGCGGACCGGCGACTCCGTTCCCGCCTCGTCAAAAAACTCGAGATTGACCATGCCGGCCGTGAGTACGCAGTACTGCTCTTGATCTTCGGCCAACGTCACTTCTTTCACGTTGACGAGGCGAGGTGCGATGGGTCTCACGGGAAGGGAGGTAGGGGAATGTCTCGGCCGCGCAACTCGTGTGTGCTGTCAGCACAGTACTTGAGGATGCCTTTCTCGAGATTGTAGTGACAGCGATAATCGTTTCCTTTATCGAGGCGCACGCTCGGTGTGAACGTGGGAGACAACACATCGCCGTTGAACGTCCAAAGCACTTTGTATGGTGCGCTGATCGGTATGACGTGCTTTTCCGCACACGCCGGACACCAATGAACTATAGCGCCTTCCGCCTTCTTGAGATATGCGCTGAGCTGCATCACGACACCACCTCATGGCCGACACAGAATCCTGTCACTTCGAGAGCTTCCTCGAGCCAGGCGAGATCGTCCGCGGGCGTGCCATCGATGGTGGGCTCTTCGTACGCTTTCATCAGGCGTTCGGCCTCTTCTGCGGACATCGCCCATGTGTGCCCATCGGTCATCCAACGCTCCGGATGTGGTTCGAAGATGAAGCGCCCATCACGTCCTCGCACGACGGTGACCGGAATGCGCACCTTCTGATCGGTGGGAGGGCAGGAGAATTCTCCTGTTAGGCGGACAGGATGCTGTGAGTGTGGCAGCTCACGTACCTTCGACTCTTTCGGCGTGCTCCAGTTTCCGTGTCTGTAGCGCTCGTACTCGGCCCCATTCAGGTCCAAGCCCATGAGCATGCTGTCTCGCAGTTTCTCTTCGAAAGCCAGCTTACTGTCGATTATATCGCGCACGGTTTCGCTGTATGCGCCTTGAAACGCGGACCTGTGCCATTCCTTATACCAATCAGACGCCCAAGACACGCGATGTTTCCTCAGGGTTCGTGTAGTTCTCAAACATCGACGCCCACAATTTTGAAGTCAACCGCTCTTGCGAGTCGCCGTACTTAAGTCTCCTGCAGCGTGGATGGCCCACTCACTAAAAGGGGTCGACAAGTCAACAGGGCTTTCTGGTCGTCGCAGTATCACGGATGACTTCAACACACGCACTCGGATTCGAACCGAGAACCTGCGACCCTGAGTCGCCGCCCTATCCATTGAGCTATGCGTGCGATTCAGCCGGTTTTGGATTACGACGGGAAACCGGCAAACCGTCCGACGTGTCACAGGGCGTAAGTACTAATTGACCCGCCACATGGAGGCCGCCCGCCTCCGCGTCTCTGCACGAATGGGCAGTTGGTCGACTTGTAGCCGCCTGGTCCAACTGCGAGGGACGGCCTGCTCTCGCCACGTCGTAGCGGGCCACCGGCCGTCGTTAAAAGCATAGGTCACCGTTCGGGCTACCTCGCGACCTTGCCTTCGGTACGCAGACCCGCATCGCCGACCTTCTCCACCTTCTCGGCGACCTTCGTCGCGGCGATCGGCGAGATCGACACGCTGAATGAGCCACTGACGTTGTATTCGCCGGTTTCGCTCGGCATCTTGCTGATCTTGTTCATCACCTGTGTGGCGATGTGCTCAGCGATCGCCTTCTGGCCCTGCCCCTCCATCTGCTGCGTCACGGCTGCTCGAATGGACTCCGGATTTCCGCTGGCCGAGATGGTGAATTGCATGGCATTGCCCCCGATACGTAGGATTGTGGTCGACCTCGCCCTGCGCGTTACGCAGCGCGCTTCTTGCGCCTCTGAGTAGAGACGCGCTTCGCCCTCGCCGCGTCACGCCGGTCTTCTTCAGACGCGGCACCGCGACGCCATTTGCGCTGCGCGGTGGCGGCACAGAAACGGCAGCGAGATGACCGTACGTCCTTCGTCTTCGATCGACGATGGAAGTCAGAGAGCTTACGCTTCTTGCCGCACACACTGCAACGCTTGCGCGGAACGTAGATGCTCATAACTTCAGGGCCTCATTGAGATCTCGTAGCTCTTCACGCGTTTTTTGTAGTTGCTTTCCGCTTTCCTGGTACAGCAGCTCGGGGCGCGTGTAGTTGATGGTGTGATGCAGCACTTCGGCGAGATTCTGCACCATGCCGACCAGCGCGCGTACTTCATCGCGTTCAGCCGGAACGAATTCATCTGACGCCAGCTCCGTACCCGGCGATTCGTTGGCCGATGCACGCCCTCCCTCTTCATTGCCGGGAACCAGCGAAGCAGCGCGACGTGCCAGATCCTCCGCACTCACCTCGACCTCTTTCTCGTCGAGAAACTGCGATCCGGTCGCGCGTTCGCGCGCCTCAGCCACGGATTTGTTGACGGTGTCCGCGATGGACGGGCGACGATCTTCCTCATCAATCGATCCGTCTGTGCGATCCTGTCTCTTCATGGGGTTGTTGCCTCGAGTTCGGGTCATGGTGCTCTTTTTCACGGCCCCGCCAGGAGTCGACGTTACTAGAGAGACACCATGCCCGACTCGGCCGGCCTTGGGTGGACCCCTGAAAGAAGCTACGGGCGGTGTCTCTCCACAAGCACCCTTCGGCAACGCCAGTGTTTAGAGACACAATAAGCTCGGACGCGCTGTACGGACCAACCTCGCATGTAATGGAGGATGGGCGCCGTCCGCCTGACGATGGACTGTACGGTGATGACTCCTGCGACGAAGTGCGGCGCTACGATGCGCAGCAACATCGCTCAGGGCTCATCGCAGGGGCAACGATTGAGAGCCTCTGCCAGGATGGTGCGGGTTCGCCCTTTCGCTGCATCGCAACCCGCACCTTTCTTGCCTTGGCAGAGATCTTGATAAGCATGGCCGCAATTGCACAACTCGCGTCCTTTGTCGAGACTGTGTAGTGCGATGCTCACCGGGTCGTTCTGGTGTGAGGGATGAATCTTCACAGGTCCCATCTCTGTGGAAAGGGTTCGTCGAGCCAGTCGCGCAATTTCCAATAGGCGCCGCGCACGCGGCGCCACTGGTAACGCACCCACCCACGCAAATGCTGTCGCCGCGGTGTGCGGAAGGTGACGGTCGTGCCTTGCACACTCGCCACACGCAGGTACTGAACGGTACCGTCGGTGAGCGTGACCCGAATGACGTCGCCGCGCCGAAAGGCATCGTTGTGCGTAGGAGAGACGGTGACGCTGCTACGAGCCATAGATGGTCACGCGCGCTTTGGTGAGCACTTCATCGAGCGTATCACCGTATTCCTCGTGAAAACCCACCGGATTTTTGGGATACCAGTAGAGGCGTATGGCCTTGCCTTCTTCGGCAAGGGCATATACGAGGCGCTGCTCGTTTGCCTGCAGACTCACCTCAACGCCGGTCGCTACCGCGGTGTCTACCAACGCTCGCAAAAAGACGTACCGCTTCGCGTCCTCCGGCATTGACTCCAACGCATTCAACAGCGCCGAAACGTCGTCGATATAGTGACCTGCCCACGGTTCACCCGAGTCCTCTGCGACTTCGAGTGTCGCGCGACAGCGCTTGATGAGATCGTTATTTTCCATGGATGATCCACGCGGGTTCGATGGCGCAGATGGCTTGCCATCAACTATGCCGGCGTCTCGTAAGTACCGTCCGATTTCACGGAGCGATGCAGATCTCGCACCGCGGCATCGAACTCTACAGCGTGACGCGCTCTATCCGAAGCTACCTGCATGCCGTGATTCTTCCCCATATCGTACCCCAACTGAAACGCCTTTGCGAGCTGTGAGCGCAATTCGTGCGAGGGGAGAGTCGTCTTGTCCATGTTCTGTAGCCTCAGCCAGTCGAGGTTAGGGGTGCGCATCGCCGAACGAGGCTACTTGCCGTGCATCGCCCACTTCGGGCGAATGGCACAGATGCCTTGCCACATTTCGAACACATGGCCCCATGCGCCGTTGAACACCTGCCAACCCTTGCTGTTGTCACCGTCATGTGCCGGCTCCTTGCCATACTCTGCTTGACTGAGCCAGTTAAGAGCCACCACAGTGGCTTGCTCTGCGGTGTGGTGGTAAACTAAGGGAGTGCCGCTAACATCGACGAGGTTTTGAGTCTCGAAACAGGCACGCCAGCCTTGCGTGAATTTTTTCTGACCTACGATATCGTACGGGAGCAACCCATCCTGCCTGTTGTGGTAGTCTCTGTTCGTGATCATGGCTTTAGCCGGAGGAGGGGCCCAGAAGAACACCAGGCAACCATCGACCAACGCCCAATGCGTGGCTTTTCTACCACGGAAGGCCAACTCGAGTGCCTGACGCAAATACTCACCCTCTCCGGTAATGCACATTTGTGCGTTATCCATGGTTGGCCTCGTAGAGATCGCGAGCTTCCTTGATCTGTTCAAGCGCACTGATCTGCCAACGCTCCATGCTGTTACCAACACTGAGCACGGTAATCAGTTTTCCGTCCTTCACGCGCCACCAATGCCCGGTTTCGTTGCGGGCATAGGCAGTGCCGTCTACTATCACCGTATAGTACACGTCGACCTCACTTCGTCGTTAGACGTATTTTCACGCTGGTCATGTCCTCGATGAACATGCGCACCTTGCGCATGCGCATGAAGACAGCCGCGGGCGTTATCTCCAGCTTCTCGGCTATCTCTTTCTGCGTGTGCCCCTTCCGCCAGAGTCTCCACACACGCCAATGTTCCCGGCGCCAGTGGTCGTCGCGGAAGAGCGTCCGTTTGGAAGCGAGAGCGCCGGAAGGTGCGGCAGTGGCGTGCAGATGCGGATGCAGAATCCGCAATGCACGCCGCTCCGCTCTCCGCTCCGCTTCGCTCAGAACTCGGCGCTGCATTAGATGGTGCGTGGGGACGGGGCTTTGATATCGCTATCCTCGTCCCGCGTCAGCACGTAGGTGAGATCGTACGCCCCCAACGCGAGATCGAACAAGGCGTTACGTCCGCCGGTGCTTCGCAATATGTCATCGAAGTACCCCACGGCGCGCAGCACTGCACTTTCCTTGTCATTCGTGCGAGGACCTGCCGCCAGAAGGCCACGGGTGGCCCGAATGCCCGCGGCTGCTTGCATGATGGTCGACACGCCGGGAACAGCGCTCATGCGGGTCACGGTCTTGCGCAAATCCTCGAGCTGCTCCACGGTGATGCTCGGGATGCGCCGCACTGCACTATTCGGAATCTGCCGGTGTTCCATCAGGGCGAAGAACGCATCGCGCCAGCGTACGGCCGCGCGTATCCAGTGCTCCGGCTGCGTCTCCCATCCAACTTGACCCGCTCCGCCGTGCGGACTGCCGACATTGCCGAGAATGGTCCAGGCGTCGTGCAGGAGATCTACAGTCGTAGCGCTCTCCTCTGCCTTCGGGAAAAAGGTCTTGAGGTCGACTTGATCATCAGCCGCCTTGAGCAGCTCGTCGAGGGAGGAGTCGTCCTTCACGATCGTGTAGGCGCGGCGTAGGCCGTCTGCCGCCTGGACGTTGCCGTGACTCTCCTCCACCTCGATGGCGATGGCCAAGAAACGCCTCACCAGAGTCAGACGTTCCCGGTCGACATCGCGGTATTCAGATTCTGGGCCGAGATCCGGATCCACTGTGGCCATCTCCGCGGCTCGCCTTTCGTTGACGATGCGCCGCGCCTTCGGCGACCACCCAAGATCAGTCACGACCCACACGTCGCCGCAGGGGTGCCAGTCCTTCTTGCCGTCCTGATTCATCAAACGGACGTACACGCTATCCGGTGAGATCTCGAGTACCTGGTACTCGTATACCGGACCCCGCGGCATTTGCCTGCCGCCCATTGAGTAGGTCGTGCTGGCATCGGTGCGCGCAAGGATACGATGACCGATGAGTGAGCGTACGTCTTTTCTGTCCGATTCCACTGGCGTTACCGGTCGAGGTGGCATCGACGCGAGTGTCATGACGCCGATGTTATATAAGTAGCTGGACACGAATGCTCCTGCTGTCGGATCCCTACGTAAGCACAGCGAGTGTTTCTCCGCAAGCCGGACCTTTAGGGAGATATCAGTTAACCTCAGCCTCTCCCACTCACAAATGGTAACCTCGCTTTCGTGTTTCGTTCCAATATCAACACCATTTGACGAGAGCCGACTCTGTCTGCCTTGGACCAGTATGCACCGTGCTCCTACTTTGTAGGAGGAGCACCGTGCACGCTGGCCCCGCGGCCAGACCGCCCTCGTGCACGGTGTTTCGAGAGAACGCATTGCACGGCCATGCACGCGCATTGCACGCATGCTTAAGTAGGGTGCTCGAGTATCATGTGCACAACTATCGTGCACCCGTGCATGTGCCCGCACGCAAAACACTTCTTCCCTCGAAAAGAGGGACGCGTGCACGGTGCGTGCAGTTGTGCACAAGAGGTTAAAGCACAACACCGAATATTTCTCCAGTGCGGCATCGGTAGCCGTCAAATAGGTACTTGACGGAGACCGCACGAGGTGCTATTTTCCTGTGAAACACCTCAGCCGAGAGCGACATGCCCGAAGAGCGCAATCAAACCTTCCACATAAGCTGCCTCTGCGGCGGTTCCCAGACCTTGAGCCGCGAGACGGTCGACGAGATACGAGACCGCATACAGGAGTGGAAAGCGATGACGACGGAGGAGTTCGTAGCGTACATGAATGGGCGTGTCGCCTCCGGACGTATCGGTCTTCTCTGTCCGGCTTGCACGGGATAAGTCCTGTGACCTTCGATGATGTGCTGCTCGCGGCGCAGATGGCGGCCGTCCAACTTGTCAGCACGAGCACGGCCGATGACGAGAGTAAGATACAGGCTATACGCAACATCGTCCATCCTTACGATGATGCTCGAACGGCCCGTGACGAGCTGCTCGATATGGCCGTTGAGAGCGACGGCTCCATCAGCCGCGCTTACACTCTGGTGGCTCGAGCTTGGGGAGTCCTGTACTCCGGCGTGCAGGTTGAGACGATACGTCGGCGCATAGCCCGACAAGAACGCGCACGCGAGCGATGACCGCGCGCCAGCTCGACCTCTCCCTCGATACCGTCCCCGTCTGCCGTTACTGCGGTCGATGGGTGAAGCCTCGCGACCGACGACAGCGGGTGAGCATCTTGAGCCGTCAACGTCACAAATGCCCGCACGGTTCCTGGTGCCCGGCCGGCGATCCACCCCGGCAACGTCGTAGTCGCACACCCGGTGACGTGCGTCACAAAGGGAGGTGCTACGAGTGTGCCATCACCTCGCACCGAACGGGGCGTGAGAAATAACTTGTGCGGTGTGTTTCGGTGTATTAAATTCCCCTTCACGCAGCACAAGCCCAATCTCCCGCAGCGAGGACATTGCGTTGAAGACTCCTGACTACGCCCGCTCTGCCGCCAAGTCTGTGAATGATGCCGATTATCACTGCGGCGTCGTCCTTGGCGGCATCTCTTTGGCCGACTTCAGTCAGCCGGATGTTAAGCAGCAGCAAAATCTCCAAGAGGCGCGCAAGCGTGTAAACGAGGCCCGCCGGCTGCTCAAGGAAGCGCGCGTCCTCCTCAATCGAGTCTGACTCCCATGGCTCCGTACAAAGAGAAGCGTAAGAGCGCCACTCTGTACCTGTCCCAACGCCAGGCGATGGCCGATGCTATCCGTTCCGTCGTGATGCGCCACCATCTGTACTCATGTGATCAGTGGCTGTGCGAGAATCAGGACGATTTGATGGAGCTCGCTGACAACATCAGCGAAGCCATCCCATCGCGCGGGGACTTTCGGGCTCTTCGCGCTATTTGGGAGACGCTGCCCGCACGCGTTCGCGATCTCCTCGTCGAGGTCGAGCCCAAGTTCCTTCTCATCCAGACGGCCGAATGAAGGCATTACGTGCGCTCTCGCAGGTCCGAGAACGAGAACTTCACATCACGAGGAATACTCCCATGGTCCGCACGCCCCGCCAGGCTCGCGTCAACAGCACTTTCTTCCGTCCCGAACAGGCCGAGTCCACGGCCGGAACCGAGAAGCGGACGCGTCTTCAGTACGACGATGACAAGCCGGTCGCGAAGAAGAAGCGCAACCGCAACAAGGCCGATCAGTCCAAGAAGACGGCGCTCCACGCGTCGACGGCCCCGGAGCTGGATCACGCCGAGAAGGTGGTCAGCAGGAAGCTCGTGGATCAGTTCGATCTGCCCGACGACGAGAATACGCGCGAATATAACGCGGAAGTGACCGCCGATGTCGCGACCATCAAGAAGACGGAGAAACGCAAGTTCGACAAGGGCGCGGTCAAAGCGGTGGTCGGCGCCATCGGTGTGCGCAACGCCGCCAAGAAGCGCGAGAAGGACGCGAAGAAGGCGGCCAAGAAGAAGTCCACTCCACGTCCCAAGCTCGAGGCGTACACGAAGCGCATCAACGGCACTCTCAGCGCCCGCGGACTCACCTGCCTGTGTGGTTGCGACGCTCCGACGCACACGCCCGACGCCCGGTTCATCAGCGGACATGACGCCAAGCTCCGCGCGGCCGTCTTCGCCGGTGGGATGGTCTCGGATCTGCTGCCCATCATCATCCGTCCATTCTTCGACAACGGGGAGACCGTGGCCGGGCTCCGTCTCGACAAGAGGGCGGGGAAGCTCATCAACACGAAGACGGAGGAGAGCGAGGATGAGGAGACGGAAGAGTAGAGCAACCATCAAACGGCGCAACCGGAACCGTGAGAAGCAGATGTACCGGTTGCGCCGAGATGTCTGGTGGCGCCGACTGCAGCAGATGAGCAGGGCGCTCTCGAAGTTCTATAACGCTTACAATTACAAGGGGATCGGACCGTGGACAATGGACATGGATTTCCACTCAACAGATGGCAATGGCTAGCGCTGGTCGCACTGGCGGTGCTGTGTATCGGCTCTCTGTTCGTGACCTGAAGTCGCCGTCCGATGCTATTTCAACTTGAAGATATCCAACGCGCCGCGAAGCTCATCCCCTTCGCTCGCTTCTGGAAGCATGTGGACGAGACCCTCCAGGCCTTCGATGAGACCGGGCGGCCGATAGGTTCGATGGAGATTCGCACCAAGCGCGTCGTCTATCTGGACTGGAACGGCGGCAATTACAAGGTGGTGGAGGTGCGTCCCGGCCTGTACCGAGAGGACAGACGCCGGACGGGTCGTCGAGGTCGGGCATGGGCCATAGATCGGCAAGGCAACATACACGCCATGCACCCCAGGAAGCGCGGGTTCACTCGCTGTCGGCGCCCGTCCGCGGGCATGACCAAGACATGGGATGGCACCCTGGTGCTCGACTGCGATGCCTGCCGAGAACTGTTCGCACGCGATAGAGAAGGTCATAGCGATCCCTAATCGGGTACTTGCGCGCGAACCATCGGTGTTTTATCTTTCTTACACGGCAATACGAACTCACCTCCCGCAGAGAGGGTTAATACAAATGTTCATCGTCGCTCTGGACAGTCAGCGCGCTTCCAACGATAGGGTCCACGTGTACAACGGAACGGACCTCGAAGGGCATCTTGCCCGACTCATGTCGTCCCTGCCGAGCGCGTGTGCGCTTGTGGCGTTCGACGACCAGCTTTTCGAGGTCGGCGGCATTTTGGGGCCGGACCTGGAGGGCGGTTCGCCGGGTTGTTGGGAGGTCCTGTACGAGCGTTGCATCGGGGCAGCCCGCGAACAGCCCATTCGCCATACGGAAGAAGAGATCCGACACATGGACCGCCAGATGGCGAACGCCGTTGACGACGGTGCCACTTTCGACGCCTTGGGGAGACACCGTTAAGATGCGCGCCCACGAACTCCGCCAGGCACTGCTCCGCCTCATCGACGAAAACGGGCATACCACACTCAATGGCGCTCATATGGTCATCGGCGGCCGACTCCGTGACATTGCTGCGGCCCTGGCCGTACTCATCACCTGCGGCACCGTGACCACTGAAAGCCAAGACAATCACCTCCTATACGTGAGGACCAAGTGAAGTATACCGGACCGTATCGTCTTCAGCAACTGGCCGCACATTATGGACACAAGCCCGGCGCTATCGTCAGGACAGAGCTTCTCGATGACGAACGCGCCCAACTCGAAGCGCTCGGCATGGGCGCATCATGCGAGGTGGAGCTGGCCGGTTGGCCATTCTATCTTCAGGAATTCGAATGCGTGTATGTCAACGTTCGTGCCGTTCCCGGTGATCCCACTACAATGACTCGCATCGAAGGCAACTCACTGAGTGACGTCATTCGCGAAGGAACAGGTGTCCAATGAACTCCCTGAATGTGCGCCCCCGCCCCTTCCGCTGGCTCCTCCTGTTCTGTACGTTCCTTTCGTGGGCGTGCGGCACCGAGCAGGCCATTACGCTGCCTCCTCCGCCCAGCCCACTTCCGGTCGGACGTTTTGCCGTGACTCTTCAGCGCCCCGGCGCGGATTACGCTTTCTACGCGGGCGTGATGGAGTTCGACACGCAAGCGCGTACGGTTCGACTGTCCTGGAATGGTACGGCGCGCCCCTCCGCGGGACGTGACACCGTGACCGTCTCGCTCATCACGGCACATCCGGATTCTATCGTGTTCGTCAGCGACGGCGTGCGCCTGGCCTTCAATGACGAACTTCCGCTCCGCCTTCTCGGCACCTACACCCATCCGGAGGGGCGGGGGCGTGCTCTCGCTACGCCGCTTCCATGAGCGCCAAGAAGAGAAGTCGTAAGGACCGCGGTGCAGAACCATCCCTGCGAATCGAGGTCCTAGGTGATACGCAAAAAGAGCGGGCAACACGTGCTATCACCATTTCCATGCCGCACCCTGATAGTAAGGGGAGAATTGTCATAACGCCGAGCGCGGACGGCAAGGGTCTGCAGGTCCTATCGGAGTTCGATGGCATGATGATGATCAGTCCTGAGGTATCTAACGTGATCACTGTGTACGAAGGCGAATTTCCGTTATGATAGCCCATTACCAAGAAGGGTACGTTGCGCGGCAGGTGTTTTTTGCCGAAGAAGTGCGCGAGCTGATGGCTGAATCGCCAACCGTAGCCGCTGTGTACGATGAGGGGGTAGCAACTCACTATCTACAACTCACCTTCGCCAGTGGGGCGAAGATGTTATTCGACAGCAGCTATGAGGCTGACTACTCAGACGTGACGCCGGGTCGTGGTTTCCAATTCGAAGTGTGGTATCTGACACCGGAGTTCGAACTCACATGGCCTCTGCAAACGGAGAACGATCGATGCGCACGTTCAACCGCTGGGACTCCGCGCGGAAGTGCGACAGCCAAGTAACGTTTCATTACGACAACGGCGTGTCGGACAATGTCAACGACAACGTGCGAGTCATCAAAGTCAACGCCGCCGCGGAGATGCGGGAGCTACACATCCCCAAGATCGATCTGTTGGAGTTCGTTGCTCACCTGGTGGCGGAGGAGCGCGCAGCCGCCCTAGAGGGTGCCGATTACCGGCAAATTCTCGGTATCTCGAAATGACTTGTGTTTCGACCGTCCTGCTGTTATCTTTGTGGGGTCAACGGCACATCGTCAACTCCCGCAGAGAGGAACAGATGGACACCACCAGCAACCTGACTCTTGCCAAGATCAATTCTGCCATCTCCTGGCAGGGTCTACGGATGAGGCTGGAATACGCCGGCCCAGATCATCTGATCTTTGTCGGGTCAGACGTCCGCGATATCGGCTTGGCCAATGCGCTGTACGAGCGTACGCACAAAGTCGGCGACCGCGACTTGTTCGGATGGTTGACGCTGGCGACGCAATTGGCTGCCCCTCTCCCGCCCACTTCTGTGGCCCGCGCCATCGAGAGCATTGACGAAGCTGTGGCGGAAGAGGTACACAACGAGCCCACGGCTCCGCAGTGGCAGGACGAGAATGGTGTGTGGTGGATAGCCGAGTGGTCGCGCAAGTCGCGAATGATGACTGACGAAGAGATTGCCGATCTCGTGTACGGCAACGATCTCGAAGATGACGATGAGGACGACAACGATGGTGACAACGATCTCGATGAGTGGCTCGCCCAGGAGTGAGTATAGCGGGCGGTTCGCTCTCAAGTCCGATGACTGGCTTCGGGCACGTTTCGAGGCCAGTCTGCCTAACGAGCGGCATCTTCGTTTCGAGATACTGACGGAGTGTCATCAGCGGGCGTTCCTCGAGGACGAGCTCCGCCAGCGTCGTGCGACCGGTCAACCCGTGCGTGAAGAGCGACCCGTTCCGGCCCCTCCCCACATGCAGTGCGACAGGTGTCACGGTCGACGCTGGGTGGAGCTAGGGGGCGGACAACGCGGCGTATGCTTCCGCTGCCGCGGCAAGGGCTACCAGAACGAGATGGATAGGCGACGCAACTCCTTCTACGATCAAAACAATGGCCGAACTCATTCCGGACGATAAGGTCCCCGCATACCGGGCCGAAGCCGTAGAACGCGCCCTGCTCGGAGCCGGCTGGTTCCGTAGCCCTCTCGACAACGTGTCGGTCGACGGTCATCTCATCTCCCGTTTCGTGAGAGACGGCTGTTCGCTGTTAGTGGTGCAAGAACGAATTCACGGCACCTGTCGCATTTTCGGCGTGCTCGATCGCAGTGCCTTCCAGAAGGCGGCGCGGAAGGTCGAATGAAGCGCAGCGAGCGCGAAGCCCTGCATCTAGACGCGGAGGCGGCCGATAAGGAGGCACACGCGCGCCACTGCCGCGCCTCTAGTGCGGGCATGACTCGGCGTCAGCAGCAGCCGCGCGCGGCGAAAGAACTGTTGGAGCGGGCCGACATTCTCGAACGGAGAGCTAAACAGTGTCGACAGGAAGCGCAGCGGCTACGCGACGGAATACCATCGAAGAGCGCGTCAGAGAAATCCGCGCTGGCATCCGCCAAATTAACAAAGAAGTCCAGGACCTAGTCGACTTCTCAGAGAAGGCCGACAAAGTTGTGGGAGGCGGGTACCTAGAGGTCACCATGGAAGTGGTAGAAATCCGCGCGTCTCTCTCGCAGGCGCCGCTGCCCACGGTACTACACATGCGTGCTCGGTGGGTGTGCCCGGTAGAATAGGTGCGCTGCTCATCCCAATATTGCGCACGAGCGGTCCGGCTTGCTTTTTACGAGGGTGGACCCTCACACCGAGCCCCCACCTATGGCCGCAGCCCAACGCCTGTCCGATGACCCCGACGAGGGCTACGGCGGTGAAAACATAGCCGACGTGGCCCAATGGGTTTCTGAAGCTCTCCGCGCTCACGGTCTACAGGCGCATTGGTCACGCGGTGAGACGCGAAACATGGAATCGCGCGTCATCGTCAAGTGCAACGCCCCCGATGGCGTGGTGCTTGTCGAGACCGTGTTGGAGACACTCGGCCTTCGAGACCGGTTCCACGTTTCCTACAAGATTAAGAAATCGGCAGTTAACCTCATAAATGCCGTAGTGGTCCAGTTGTCTTTGTGCGACGACTGAGCGCGTGACGCACTGCCCTGCTCGATCGTCTTTCTAATCCCACACCAGCACGAGAGGGAGCGATGGACGGCGAGGTCAACTGGGAGCAGCGGTGCGCACAACTACAACAAGAACTCGGCGCCGCAAGGGCCGACGCAGAGCGCCTGACGACGGCCAACAAGTCGCTCGGCATCGAGACCATCAATAAGCACCGTCTGATTGCCGCGGCTGTACAGACCATCGGCCACTGTCGCGGACAAGCTGATCGCATCCGCGCGGCGTTGAAAGGGTACAGAGATCCGCGCATTCTCACGGCACGCGAAGCGGCCGGCCAGATGCGAGACAGGATCGACAAAATGATGGAGTCTGAGATTCCGGACCACCCCGATACGGTGGCTGTATCGCGCATCCAGATGCTCCTCGAATGCGGCATCGATCTACTCATCACCTCCCCACAAAGCAGCGAGGAGTCCATTCTCGAGGTGCAGCTCGACCCACAGGAGCACGTGCGCGACAAGCTCGGCACCATCGATGTGGAGACCGCACTGCGCGATTGCCGTCAAACGGGTACTTGACGGCCTCTGTCGTGCGTGTTTTATTGGGTGAGAGTCCGCAACACCTGCGGTCTCTCAGACCCCGCCACGCAGGAGACGTTCGGATGCGGTTACACGAGGAGCGATCCATCGAGGAGTTTCGACGCGCTGTGGAGCGTCGCGCTGTCGCCCTGACGCGCAATCAATTCAGCACGTCCACGAAACGTCAACACGATAAGGCCGTGAAACAGGCCGAACGTGAGCTGCGCAACTCGCTCACGCCGCGTCAGTCGCGGAGGGCCGATTAGTGTCGCCCCGTTCTCGCTTCGAGACTGTCGGCGTGAGCGTATCCCACGATGGCAAAGATGGACAGCCCTGTCGAGGACCGATCCTCGTAGAGGTGGAACTGCAGAGCTGGCCCACCGATGAGCGTGGTTGCCATACCCGAGGAGATGGGCTCTGCATCAGCGAAGGACCATGTCTCCACATCGGCGACTCCGACGAGACGCCGTGCAGCGCTACCGATTGCTACGCTTATTCGGGCGGAGCGTTGACCTGCGTCGGCGACTGTATCCTGTCAGTGGACACCATCGAGAGAGCGGTGAGCGCTGCGGATCTCGAGGCCACGAGTCTCATCCAGCCGTGAGAGAGGGATTCAAACTTGATGTCACGCGTGGGGACGCTCGGCGCTTGGGATGCTGCTACGGTTGCCATCGCGGCGCTCCTATCCGACCACAGATGAATCTCACTGTCACGCGTTTTATCCTACGACCCGTCCCCGCCAACGGATCGTACGATCAGCGGTGGAACTTGTGTGATCGATGCATGCCGCAATTCTGGCGCCAGTTCATCCCACACTATCGCGAGCACAGAGAACGCAGGAGAGAGCAAACGAATGCCGCATCCACCACCGGTAACCAACGACGTGCAAGTACTCGGCATCATGCAGGAAAAGAAGGCGCGGTCGTCCGCCAAGATAGCGAACGCACTCGGCCTGACGCCTTTCCAGATCACCGCAAGACTCAAGTCCATGGAGAAGCGCGGTCTCGTAGCACGGACCGAAAGCGGCAAGTGGTATCGGCTCCTGACACCCGAACAGGCAAAGGCCGTCCAGCCCGCGCCAAAGGCCGGAGGCACAAGTAGTCCACGCCTCACGTTGGTCGTCAAGGACGACAAGGTGCCGCGCATCCGATCATGTGCCGGTTGGGCGCGACAGTTCAAGTTCGTCGGCGACACGCGCATGCTCATAGTGGCCGACCCAGCCGACGGGCAGCGATACGTGCAGGCCAGCCCCCACGAAGAGGCGCACCTCGTATTCGAGAGTGACGGTCTGCCGCCGTATCGGCTACGCCGTCTGGAGACGTCCACGTTTTATCGTCGCATGGAGAAACGCGACGAGGTCGATGCCGGACGTGCGGTGAGCAAGAAGCAAAAGAAAAAGCGGATCGCCTGAGTCGTGCCCCGTCGACAGCAGATACGGGCGCCGGCCCTCAGCGACTCTACGCCGCCCAAGAACAGAATCCGGTTCTTGCGGCGGCGCAGTCGCCTGACACAGCAGGAGTTGGCCAAGCTCATGGATTTGGACGACTCAACGGTCAGCAAGCACGAGGCCGGAGAGCGCTCTCTCGATAGTGATATCATCAGTCGCTATGCGAAAGTGTTCAAGTGCCAGAGCTTCGAGCTGTTCGTACGTCCCGAGAAACCTACCATCTTCTACGGCTGACAACCAATCCATGCTCAAGGCGGCACTCCGCTATCGCGCATTGGGTTGGTCCGTCATCCCCATCAATCCGCGAAGCAAGAAACCTCTGATAGAGTGGGACGAGTTCCAGCAGCGATTACCCTCACAAGACGAGATCCGCGCCTGGTGGCGCCGCTTCCCGAAAGCGAACGTCGGCGTAGTTACTGGGCGCGTCTCCGGCCTGGTGGTGGTGGACGTAGAGACGCGCAGTCGCGATAAGATCCGAGAGATAACCGGGCGATTCCCGACTCGTGTGCGACAACGCACGGGACGCGGCGGCGTACATCTCTTCTACGACTATCCGCGTGGCTTGGATCGTGTGCCCTGTCGTGTGGATAAAGAAGCGGGCATCGACGTGCGAGCGGACGGCGGGTACGTCGTGGCCGCGCCGAGCACCCACCCCGATACGGGTAAGCGTTATGCCTGGCTGGATCAAAATCCGCTTGCCACGCAACCTGAACTAAAACCGGCTCCGCCCGCGTATCTACGCTCTGACCGCTCCACGCGACCGGAAGGTAAGCGTGAGAACTGGCTAGCCAAGACGCTCGGCGGGGTCGGTAGCGGAGAGCGTAACGACGCCGGGGCTCGGCTGGCCGGGTACTACTTCGGCAAGAGCATGCCATTTGATGTAGTGCTCAGTCTGATGGTGGACTGGAACGAAAAGAACCAACCACCGTTAGGCTACCGAGAGATAGTGACTATAGTGCAGTCGGTGTGGCAGACGCATGAACGCAACGGACCGAGAGACACGCGCTCTAGTGAGACGCACCGGCACACTCCAAAGGCACCCGATGCCACTGTCGACGACCCGTTCGCATTGATGTCTTTGGATCGCTATATGGCCGTGCACGGCAGCACCGAGATTTCCTGGATGGTGGACGGGTGGCTGCCCGACAAGACGATAGCACTCATGGTGGCCCCACCCGGCAGCTACAAGACCTGGCTCGAGTTGGCACTAGCCGTCAGTATAGCGAGCGGTCGGCCTTTCTTAGGACAGTTCCGCGTCACCAAACCGGGGCCGGTGATAGTGGTGCAACAAGAAGATTTCCACGGACAGGTGGCGGAGCGACTAGGGGTCATAACGCACCACATGTTCGGCATGCTGTCACAACCAGAGCAACCCAGCCCCCGTCGCTTCGAGATACAGCTACCGCCGACACTACCATTGCACCTTCACCCGGATAGGCGGTTACGCTTCGATGACACCGTCGTGCTCGACGAGTTGGAGAAGAAGATAGAACGCATACGTCCCCGTCTGGTGATCATCGATCCGTTGTACTCGGCCGGCAATACCGACGATTATATGGCGCGCACGGTACAGTCCATGTTTCGACTGAAGGAAATACGTGATCGCCACGACTGCTCTTTTCTGCTCTCGCACCACACGAAGAAGAACACGACTGAAGGGTCGACCGATCGCGGCGACCTGTGGGGCTCGCAGTTCCTCAACGCCTTTCTGGAGACAGGATGGCAGGTGCGACGCAGAGGAAGACCCGGACAAGTGAACGTGCGGCGGCACTTCAAAGTCTCACCGGATGCTGAGGAGGCCGTGCTGACCTTCGACATCAGTACGAAACGCCCTTACTCGTTCCGCACCTCCTTACGATCCACGAACTCGAAGGACCAAGAGGACGACGCACCCGACATCATGACATGGATAGCCACCAACGGACCGGTGACCATACAGCAGGTTGCGGAGGCACTGAATGTCAACCGATCCACGGCCAGCCGTCGTATAAAGCGCCTAGTTGACGCGCAAGTACTCCAGTACGCAGACGGAGGGAGAGTGTTTGCTGTTACCAACCTCGACTCTCTATGAATGGCAGG